GTATCGCGTGGGTTTGCGCCGTTCCACTGTGAAACGAATCCACCTTTGCTGTGTACGGCGTGAAAACGTGACGGCGCGGTGATCGTGTAAAAATCACCGGCATAGCCTTCGTGGTTGGCGATATCTTCAAACCCGCGCATACGCGCCATTAACTCACAGCGGCGAATAGCCGGATTAGCATTGCTGCGGTTGACCATATCGGCCAGCGCAATGCGATCACCATCATCATTAACCAGATCAAACTTTTTGAAAAACTCGCGGTTACGCTTTTTCTGCTCTACCCACTCTCCGAGTGTTCCGCGTGAAACGTATGGACTCGCTGCCTTCTGGACCTGCCCCACGGCAATAGCCATATGCTCACGGTGCAGATCACGACGACGCTGCAGACGAACCCTCCACCATTCAGGTGACATCATGCGCAGAATCGCGCTTTCAGCATTGCGACGCTTAATCCTGCCGGTCTTTTTAACTGACAGCCAGAAAGGCGGTGTAGTACCGCATTTCAGTGCTTCCTGCGCCAGAAATACATAACCCTGAGCCGTGCGCTGCTTCAGCTCATCTTCATCAGGTTTATCGTCGGGCGTGGTCATTTCTGCCCAAGAGTGGAAAGCCTCGCCTAAGTGACTGGCAATGTTATAAGCAAGATCACGCACACGGTCCCGGTCATAGCCCGGCAGATCATCAAGGTTATCTTTGAAAGGTGAAGGCATGCCGGTTGAGTAATCACGCTGCCATGTTGCGTTAACAAGTTTCAGACGTGGCAATACGCTCTTACCGATAGTGTTGCGTAAGAACGTATTGGCACGGCGGCGACCGTCTTTAGGTGACTTTAAAAGTGTTTCATATCGCTGGCCAAAATATCCGGACAGGTAATCCGGAATATTATGCAGGTACTGGCTGCGCCACTCATGATCGGTTGAATCACAGTGCCAAAGTTTAAGCTCTGTGTGAGTGATGCCCTGCGGTGCTCCAGGCGAAAAGAACTCACGCCGCATTTCATTTACGGCGTGATACTGACCATTAAGGTTTACAGATTCAGCCAGATTCACGCTGGTCCCCGTACGGCAATGATTAGTGATGGCCTCACTGCCATAACGCACCGCCTTTACCGTCAATGGCTTCTGCTTCCTGTCGGATCAGTTCAACAATCTCAACAGCAGATAGCCCCGTATTGGCTGCGTGCGTAGCCAGGCGATCAAGGCGGCCTGACAGGATTGTTGCCATATCCTTGCCACCTTCCACACGCGCCTGACTGCATAGCTCCTGAACCAGTTCAGTGCTGCCGGCCGCTTCTTTTTTTAAATCTTGACGGGTCATTCTCATGGCAATTTCTCCAATTAAGAGCGCACGAATCCCAGGCTATCCGTTGGAAAGCCAAAAAATCGTGCGTCGGGTTATTAGCGGTTAAACAGCAAATTAAGAATTGAGGAACGGAAGGACGTCATCTGCATCTGTGACTGGTTAGGTGATGACAGCAAATGCAACTCATAAGATGCGCTCCACCATGACCTGATAAGCGCAACAACAGGCGATGCTCCAAGGAAGCCAGCCGCAAAGTAAATTGCACGGATTGCGCTCAGTGCTTCTGTCTGCTGTGTATGGGTTTCTGATTCGCGGAATGCACGACACCAGAAAGCAGAATTTAGGAGCAGCCACTGAATTTTATCGTCCAGGTGGATCGTGTCATTGAATACGAATTGTTTAAGCGCGACCGTGTTGCCTTCGACGTCACACTTGCTCAGAAAGAACTCCGCATAATCCGGGTTAATGCCCCAGTCGCGGAAATCTTCAAGTAGCCCTTTTTTCTCAACGGTGATGATATTCATAACATTTCCTCAGTGGGCGCGATTGTCAGCGGATTTACGCAGCTGCTGCCGCGCCTTTATCAGTTCATGTACCGGTGTTCCCGGTACAGTGGGCACAGATCGCGCAGCTTTAAGCGCGTTCGGTGATGGTTTCTTTTCCTGTTGAAACGCCAGCGGACCCAGCCCCTTGAACATTTCAATCATGCATTTCAGACGCTGCAGGCCGCGCTTAATCTGATGTAACTCGCGGTCTGTGAACTGGCTCCACGAATAACGGCAGTGACGCGCCTTTAAACCTGCAGCGTGCAGAATAATTCCGCGCTGATGTTCGCTAAGCCGCTCCCAGATGCTGTATGCCTGTGTGCTATGGCCAGAAACCATCTGGCGCAGCACCCCTAGCCATTTTTCATCATTTGCATTCATGCTTTGCCTCATGATTTTTACGGGTAAAAGCAGGATTCCAGCGCTGCCCGTTTGGCAGCTGGATGATGCCATGGCCATACGCAGGCAGCTGCTTCGATGGCGACTGGCGCTTTAGCAGATTCACGAATACGAACATGTCCACCTCACACAACGATGCCAGGCATTGAGGCGCTTACCACATCAACGGCAGCAGCCAACACCGGCACGGTTTGAAAACGACTTTCAACGGAATAGACGAGTAAAGACAGGCTGCGGATAGCATCACTGGCTCTGTTAAGAATCTGATTGCGGCGTGCAACGGTCATCTTTTCCGTTGAAACCGCTTCCCCAGCGATTACCCCGACGCTGGCCACAGCAGTTAATGCACAAAACTGCATGTTTTCAGGTCTGGCGTTGTTGACCGGCACAGAAGGCTGGCAATTAATCTGACGCAGAAAACCATCAAGAATGGTTGGGTCTTCAGTGAGATCGATGATCGCCAGCAGTTCAGGTAAGGTCAGTTGGTGCGACTGGTCCGGATTCAGCTTGTTGCGAAGTGTTGCCGGTTGCATTCCTACTTTTTTAGCCAGATCCGTGACGTTATGAGCCAAAGAAAACTGGCGGCAGGCATCATCAAGGTAGTTTCGTACTGAAACTTTATAATCATACATGATTCGTACCTTACGAATTGATAGCCTGAATTACGCGTGAAGCGAAATGCGGCATTCGCTTAACGCTTCAACAGTAAGGGCAGCCATGTTTACTTCGACTCGTGCACGCGGCTTATCACCTTTTCCACGAATAGGTAAGCGGCCATCGCGAACCATGTCACGAGCAGTACCCATAGCGATGCCTGTTAGGCGGCAGTACTCTTCAAGGGGCAGGTAGGGCGTAGGGATGGTGATTGTAATGTTAGGACGCATAGGGCAAACTCCTGATTCGTTTGAATGCAGCAACATTCAACAATATTCACGTTTATCGAACTTACAACACGGAGACTAATTCGACTTAATCGAATTTGCAACCAATAAATGCGAGATACTGGAAAATTCACCCTACCAACTGATAGCGCATTGGTCTTAGATCGTGTTTGTGAGGCATACGGCTTCGGCACATCCCTGCAGCTGGCAGATCATTTAGAAATGGCTGCAAGTAGCATGTCTGCCAGAAGAAAGCGCGGCACTTTCCCGGCGGACATTGTTGTGCAATGCGTTCTGGAAACCGGTGTTAGCCTGGAGTGGCTAACAACCGGTTCAGGCAAAAAGTTTGAAGATGATTCGTTAGATATACTAAAACTACCGCGCAAAAAACTTATTGAAGGGAAGCTGTTCGATTCTGGATTTGTAATGCTTGATAAAGCCTTCTTTCGCGAAGGTGCACCATTACCTACAGATGCGTTTTGCCTTTTAGACGAGAACGCCCAGTACGTTATTGATAGAAAATTCTCTGAAATATTCGATGGGGAATGGCTGGTCAATATCGAAGGTAAAGTGAGCGTCAGAACTTTAGGCCGCATACCCATCAGGAAAATCAGAGTTAGCGGAATTGGCATGGCATTTGATTGCAATATTGATGATATAGAAGTGCTGGGACGCATAGCGTTAAAAATTTCTAACTAGCGAAGGAATGATTGATATGATTAATTTTAAGACTGCAACACAGCAGCAGCTGAAAGAAGAATATAAAAGACTTGCCGAAGTTGTTAAGAACTTTTCGTTTGGCACAAAAAAGGAATTTTACCATCTGCCTAATATCATTGGTGACAATGAGCAACCTCTGGCTGTTGCAAGCGGCATGATGGACGGTAATACATGGCTTATCACATTAACTAACCAACGTGTAATATTCCTAGATAAAGGAATGCTATTTGGTGTGAAACAGGTTGATATCAACCTCAAAGATATTGTAAGCGTTGGCGGTCAAACTGGAATGATTCTAGGTTCAATCACTATTTCGACTAGCGGCCAGAATTACACCATTAAGGATGTTGCTAAACAAAGCGTCATACCTTTTACTAATTTAGTTAATTCCACACGCAATAACTTAAATACCCCAGCCGAAAAAATAACATCGTCAAATGATAACGATATTATTGCACAGCTTGAACGACTGGCATCTTTGAAAGATAAAGGAATTCTTACTGAAGAAGAATTCCAGCAACAGAAACAAAAAATCCTCAATTCATAATTATGTCTATTCGCAAGCAAACTGATGGCAAGTGGCTACTGGATTTCTACCCGGAAGGCAAACCGAAAGGAAAACCCAGTAAGCGTATCCGTAAGACATTTTCCACAAAAGGCGAGGCCATTGCGTATGAAAACTATGTAATGGAAACATTAGTAGAAAAGCCTTGGTTAGATGGCAAAGAGGATCGCCGCAAATTATCAGAGCTTGCTCAACAATGGTTTGATGAACACGGGATCACCCTTGATGATGGCGAGAAACGTCTAAGCGCAATGATGTTTGCGTGTGAAAGCATGGGCAATCCACTTGCCCATGAATTCAGCGCAACCATGTTTTCTGTGTATCGAAAAAAAAGACTGTCAGGCGAAATAGCCAGAACCGCCCGAGTACAAAAAGTTTCACCTCGAACCATGAACTTAGAGCTAGCTTACTTTCGAGCGGTATTCAATGAACTAAAGCGGCTGGGCCATTGGAAGAAAGATAATCCTCTTGAAAACTTACGCCCTTTCAAATCCGAAGAAGCTGAACTTACTTACCTTGAAGCAGATGAGATAAAGCGGCTTCTGGATGAATGTAAAAAAAGTCGTAATCCGCATGTTTATCATGTAGCACACCTATGTTTAGTAACAGGTGCAAGATGGGATGAAGCAGAATCACTGACTACTAAGCAGATCAGAACTCTTAAAGTAAGTTTCATCAAGACTAAAGGCAATAGAAACAGGACAGTACCTATCAGCCAGTCTGTATATGACAGCATTCCAAAGCCCGAGAAGGCCGGACGATATTTTGACACTTGTTATTCTGCTTTTCGCAGTGCTGTTAAAAGAGCTGAATTAGATTTACCAGATGGGCAACTCTCGCACGTATTACGCCATACTTTTGCATCACATTTTATGATGAACGGTGGCAATATTTTGGTACTTCAACGCATTTTAGGCCACACTGACATAAAAATGACAATGCGTTACTCACACTTTTCACCAAATCATTTAGAAGATGCAATTAGATTGAATCCTATGGAATGCACAAAATGACTTATTCTGAAATAGTATCTACTATAAGCTTGATGTTTTCCTTTTTGGCCATAACTATAAATGCTTACCCACATATAAGAGATTATAGTGATAAAAGCGATGAACGCAGAAAAGCAATGTTGGATATATTTACTAAAACAAAATGGTCAAATGAGGGAGATATTTATACAGTCCCTAAAGCATACTATGACTTATCACTATCATTAGCACATGGAATATCTAGAGTTAGTGGGGAGTTAATAATAGATGGTGTAAGAGAATACCACTTTTATGGAGTTGTAACGAAAAAAGGAATAATCAAGACCAAAATAGTAGCGCCTATTGGTAAAAACGGAATATTCGTAGCACATGCTGAATTTAGGTATTTGAAAGAGGTGGATCAAATTCTTTATACCTTTTTAGGTTTTATTGGGCCTGAAGAGGAAACTCGATTGCATAAGGCTCTCGATACAAAGCAGCTTCTTTGGCGACATCATAGCTAATGACCCCTTTTAGTCCCCCCAGAACGCAAATCATCGGTAATGACCAATGATATTCAATATTTTTTATCTAACATAATCAGTAAGTTATTGTTTTATAACAAATGAGCATCGTTCTCATAATCGCTTGGTCGCTGGTTCAAACCCAGCAGGGGCCACCAAATTTTAGTTAAAAAATTATATAGTTAGGCCACTCTCTTGGGTGGCCTTTTTTCTAATATGTCCTCCAGTGTCGCAGAAGTGTCGCACTAGGTTTCAATTCTGTTCCCTTAACGGGATGCTTAGCGTCCGGATTTGAGGTTCTATGATTATGAAAGTGAAAAATGCATTGCATTCAGTACTGATGTTTTTCAGAACCAATCCGCACTTGGGGCCATCGATATTACTTTTCTCGCTTGGAATGATATTTCTTGTAACATTGACGTTTTCTGCTGTAGCGGGGGCATTATTCGGTGCTGGTGCTTCATTACTCGGTGCATGGATCTCTGATTTTAATTCGCGCAAAAAAGAAATTGAGTCGAAAAAGCAAAAAGAAACTGATGCAGAAAAATATGTCACTCCAGAGCTTTTACGAACTGTATCAAGAATTCTTAGCATTCAGGATCGTGCAATAATCAACTACGCTAATGCTGCTCGTGAGAATAATATAAGTGGTATATTGGTATACCCCCTAAATGCTGACGTTCAAGATAAGGTTGAGCTAGGTGATATAAAGGAAGATTTCCTACCATATTTACCGATGCTTTACCCTAACGTTCCTCAATTTAGAGATTTACCCGGCAATAAAGCAGTCAAATTGATAGCATATTATGATTCACTATATGATCTCGAAACATTTGTAAAAGATTGGTGGAAAAGAGAAGGACAGGTGCCTTCTAATATTTTTAACCAAATTAGCCACCAAGCAGAACGTAGCTTAGCGTTAGCCTTGGAGTGTTTGAAAGAATTCCAAATTGAAAATTCTATTTATGGAATAGGACATTCAAAAAATATTTCTTCGCAAATTGCATCTGCATTAGACGGAGCAATCAAAACCCGCGAGCGCTCGTTAGCTGATTTGAAAAAGATAAAAGACAATTTTACTGGCTAGTACTTTCATAAACTCAAAATAAAAAATCACAACCCACAGCAACTGTCATTTATTAAAAAATAATTTAAGGTGCGAAATTTAAATGGATAAAGTTAATACCATTTTAGTTCTTTTAATTACATTATCACTAGCTCTGATAGCTCTGTTCACAGGTACCGGTTCTGTATCAGGTACATTACCGATTGGAAGTACTGGCGTAACATTCCAGGCGCCGAAAGCAATACCTCTCATTCTGACCGTTATTTGGCTATTGCTATGGCAGCGCTTCATGGTTCTTTCCATGCATGAAAATAAACCCGATATTGACAAATTAATCACAAATAAACTAAACGCATCAGGTTTTGTAAGTAGAGTATTCTCTCCTAAAACGGCCGGTTTTCCAGGAACCTATGGCGTGTGCAAATGGCCATGGCCGGATGTCAAAATCCCGCAAACTGATGCCGGAAACTACGTTCATTATGAGAGAGGGTTGCTGGCTCGGAGATTTAAGTTCTCATATTTCGGCAACGATTCTACAGGCGAAGGCATGTTCGTACACTTTGGACCAAAAACGAGCAACATCATAAACGGAACGCTTACCCCTTTAAATCTGGGTTATTGGAAGTGCCTACTTTTTGAGATGAAATATCTGATAATCCGCCTTTTCGATACACCTTCAGTAGGACAGCATTATATACCCCATGTGATTGCGTGGGCAGCAGCTCTGACAATTTTCATCATGAGCATACATTAATTCTCAATCTAAAATTTTCATTATTGAATTGCATATAGCAAGCCTTGAAATGCACAAATGCCAAGGCTTTTTTGTGTTATTTTTATCATCTATTTCTCGTTCAGCTTGCTCTTCCAACCTCACATAAAATCCAAATATTTTTATTTTTCATTAACTTGATGCTATTAAGCAGATTCCCATAGATCCGAAAAAATGAAAAATGCTGAAATACTTTTCACTCTTTTCAGTTGGCGAACTCTGGCACCAAGCCAGTGACCGTGCGGGCTGGTCATGTCTTTTAAAAAAATAAAACTGAAAAAATTTTATGATGCAAAAGCTGCAGGCGGGTGCGGTGTAGCGCCGATTTTGTCTGCCGGATGATTATTTTGCCGTGCTGACGCGCAGCCAGTGCCGCGCTGTGCGGATGATCTGTTTATCGTTGTGCGCGCTATGGGCGCGCCTTTGCATGGCGCATCGTGCGTCTGAGGCGTTCTGGTTACGGGCAATAAAAAACCCGCTGCGATAGCGGGTCGGTGTGCTGGCTTACTTGCCGATGACGGGTACGTATGGCTGGCCAGCTGCTGCACAAGCGCCACTGTATCGAGCATCAGCTGTGCCACGTTAATCTTCTCGGAACCAATCCACACAAACGGCGCGATAATTTCCTGACGCGTCCCGGCAATGCTCTGGCGCAGCTGGCCGATTTTTTCCGTCAGCGCCTGCCCGACTTCTATTGCCGCGCTGCCGGTGATGTCCGTTTCCGCATTGCCGCCCACTGTAATCAGCTGGCTCTGCTGCGTGGCCATGCTGTAATTGCCTGCCGTCACGTGCTGAATTGCTCCGGCCATCAGTGACGCCGTTCCGATCACGGTGGCCCTGTCAGTGGCTTTGACTGTCGTATCCCTGCTGACCAGCTCACGCGTTTCCGTATCGGCTTTAACTTCCCGACTCATGGACGTTTCACGGATAGCCTGGTCGGTCTGGCGCTCCCAGTATCCGACCTTGCCGCAGACGGTGAGTATGTCGGTTAACAGTACCGGGCGGTTTAGCGGAAAGATGGCCGCGTCGTTGTCGCCGGTCCAGACCAGCCCGACAATCGCGGTGCTGACGGTGGTGATGGTTCGCGTGCCTTCGTTGATTTACTCAACGCGCACGCCGTGGTGATAATCCTATGACATGTGGCGGTTCTCCTATGAAGGGGTTCCGCTATGGTCAGATCTTAGGGAAGGGAAATCATGCTGTTGTCATTGTGTGGCAGCTGACACAACGGGCAAATCTGCTGCCCGCTGACAGTGACTAAAAGAGCCAGCGACCGGCAACGGCTGACTCAATAAACATGCGTATCGTCAGGGGGGCTTTATCCTGCTTTACCGGCGCGCGGGTGAAAAAAGAACGGGTTTTCCAGGGGAAATAAGTGGCGAGCGTAAAACCTGCTGGCTGTACGTTAAAATCACGAAAAAACTTCTCCGATACCTCTGCAATATCCTCTGCTTCAAAGAGTTCCTGCAAAACATCATCGTCACCGATTTCAATCTTTTTTAAAAGAAGCGTTGTTACCAGCGGCAGTTCGCGCAGGATATATTTGCGCACCAGGTCAGGAGTAGTCGTCATATCATTCACCAGATTTTATCCTCCGGCCTCACAATCATGTTATAGCGATGTACGGTGCGAAAACTGATTTGCGCAACATCATTTGCCAGGATAACCCACCCTACAACCGGCACGGCCCTGCCCACAAAGGCTCCCAGATTATTCACCCAGAAAATTTTCAGCCCGCGCAGGCTGAAGGATTTTAAGGTCAGAGTCGGGAGAATGCGCCGCTGGAATCTATAGGACATATGCCTGCGGAAAAAGAGTGACACAACCGACGTGCCTGGCGTTGACGTGAGCGGTTTCCCCGGCACGTCAATATTATTGTTACCGAGAATGATGTTTGCAACGGCTACAATATCCTGCACGCCCAACTGTTTCTGGGTTTCATCAAGCAGCACCCAGAATAATAATTCCTGCGGTGTTAGGTTCGGCACGCCGTGGTAAAAATAGGTTCCGTTCAGTTGCTCAGTCGTATCCATCGCCTCAGATCCCTCTCATTGGATGGTCAACAAATTTTAACTCTAACATCTGCGCGACAGCTTGTTAATGCGTTACCGCTTTGCCCGTCAGACGGGCTTTTCCGGCCAACTGACAACCGGCGCGCCCGACACGTCGATGGCCTGTACCACCTTCCCGCACTTCATCCAGACACTGTGCCGCCATTTGAACGTGTTTCAAAGCACTATGGCTAACCGCATAATGTGTGGGAACTTTCCTGCTGATTGGGTTTTGATTTGCTCTATGGAAATCGGTACTTCGCTGGAGTGGCTAACGTATGGTCGCGGTGATTCAAACATCACAAACCAGGAAGCTTTATCAACCAAAATCGAACTCAGAAAAATCACAAATGGGCACTTTTCATCATCTGATTGGGTTGAATATGATGTGTAATTCTACCCAGTGATGTTAAGCCCCCTTTGTTAGTACATTTTGAGAAGCCGAATTACCTGGTTGATATGACCGCCGCAGAGATCACCGATGGACTGTGGCTCATCGAGATTGAGAAGCCCATTAGCGTTAAAGAACTGTACCGTTTTCACGGCGAGCGCATCCGCGTTGAGAATGGAAAAGCCTCATTCGAATGTAAGGCAGATGACATCAAGGTTTAGGGCAAGGTCGTTGCCCGCACTGAGTATCTATAAAGGCACAGCATGGCGATCACTAAATTACCCGATGGGAAATGGCAGGCACAAGTTTTCCCAAACGGCCGTGACGGCAAAAGCATACGCCGCCAATTTGCGACGAAAGGCGAAGTACAATCCTATGCAAAGTTTGTAAAAGAGCAGGCTCAAGATAAGCCCTGGCTGGGAGAGAAAGCAGATAAGCGGCGGGTAATTGAGCTGGTTGAATTGTGGTTCAACACGCATGGGATTACGTTGGCGGATGGTGAGAAGTGGCGAACCACAATGGCGTTCGCCTGCAAGGCGATGGGAAACCCACTCGCAACCGAGTTTAACGCGAAAATTTTTGCGTCTTATCGCGAGCAGCGATTAAGTGGGAAGATCACCCGCTCCAGTCGAGTGAAAACGGTTACGCCGCGTACGGTTAATTTAGAGCTGGCGTATTTCAGGACGATGTTTAACGAGCTGCGGCGGTTAGATGAGTGGACTGCACCCAACCCGTTAGAGAACATGCGCGAGTTTAACAGCAGTGAATCCTCAATGGCTTATCTCACCATTGAGGAAATCAGAACCCTCCTCGCCGAATGTGAGAACAGCCGTTCTAAAGATTTAACTACCATTGTGAAAATCTGCTTGGCAACAGGTGCACGATGGAGTGAAGCCGAAGGCTTGAAGGGAAAACAAATCCGCGCCGGTCAGATCATTTATGTGAAAACTAAAGGCAAGAAAAACCGCGCGGTGCCGATAACTGAAAAATTAAAGGCTGAACTGCCATCCAGCAGAAAGGCGCAAGTGCTATTTAAACCATGCTACTCAGCTTTTAGAAAAGCCATGCAACGAGCTGGCATTGAGCCCCCTGCTGGGCAGCTTACGCATGTTTTGCGTCACACTTTTGCATCACACTTTATGATGAATGGTGGCAATATTCTTGTACTTCAGCGGATACTGGGGCATACAGATATTAAGGTTACAATGCGGTATGCGCACTTTGCACCCGACCACTTATCTCAAGCAATGCTACTTAATCCTTTGATAAACATATAAAAATAATAATATTTCACCCCTAATCATATATGTTAATTTGATACCATCAAGGAAGACACACCTCAATATTCCGGTGAAACTTTACAGGCGACATCTCAAAGATATTGATTATTTTTTCAAGGACAGCTAGCAATGAATATAGAATACGTATCAAATAACACAGCATTTTTAACAACAACCCTCGTTTCCATCTCATTGTTTTTATTAAAAAAAACAAGAAAGCACAAAGAGTTAGACAAAATTAAATCAGCTCAACTCGAAAGATATTCCGTCATAATAAATGCTGAAGACGAGGCTCTGCGTCTGGTTAAAGAAGCGACAGAGAGTGCAAATGAAACTTCCCTTTCTGCCAAGAAACTCTTTCCTTACGTCAGAAAAACTGTGAAATAATCACCCCAAAAAAACATCGTTTTCTCAAGAAGTGCGTTTCTCAGCATTCATTTAACAAATGAAAATTAAAAGTAAGACTACGTCAAATAACAATGGAGATTACAATGAATAATATCGAAAATCAGTTAACCAGAAAAATTCTAGATCCTATTCATGGAACAATACGCTTAACGGCTTTAGAAATAGAATTTATAAATCACCCACTATATCAACGGTTACGAAACATAAAGCAGAACTCATTTCTTTATAAGGTATTCCCTTCAGCAGTACATAGCCGATTCGAGCATTCTTTAGGGGTGCTTCACTTATCAAATGAAATACTTGACAATCTGAGGATTAATGCAATTCGGTATGAAAAAAAATATGGAGATGGAAAAATATTTAATGAGATAAATGACATTCCTAGCCATAATATTCAAGAACTAAGACTTGCCGCGCTATTACATGACATAGGCCATGGCCCTATGTCTCACCAGTTCGATAGCTTTATGCCAATCAAGTCAGAGCTAATTGAAAAACTGGGTCATGAATACCATGAAATTCTAAATCTGATCAGTGATGACAAAAAGGTTGAGCATGAACATATGTCATTGATTTTCAGCCTTGTAATTTTTAATGATCTTAAAGCAAGTGGAAAGATAGATAACGACATAGATATAGAAAATGTATTTAAGATAATTGAAAGTAAATATGACAACAAGAAGATACTGATCACAATTAAAAGTGAAAATATTGACATCCTTCCTTTGATGACATCAATAGTATCATCATGCCCAATTGATGCTGACAGAATGGATTATCTACTCAGAGATAGTTATTTTTCTGGTGTAAAATGTGGGATATATGATTACAATCGATTATTTATGTCAATTGTACCCATAAAGGAAAATGGAAAAATACACCTCGCTTATAAAGAAAGTGGCATTGACTCCATTGCTGAGTTCATTGGTGCTCGAACCAGCTTATTTTCTCAAGTATACTACCACAAAACGAATAGAGCATTTTCATCCATGCTGAACAATCTATGTGAAAACATGGGAAACAATAATAATAAAAATCTAATATTATCAGAAATATCTCATGCCAATGATAGAAATGAAACAATAGATGGATTAAAAGAGTTTTATGAATTTTGCAGTGATGATTACTTTTTAAATGAGCAAGTTGCTAGATGGATAGATGGTAATGGGACTGAAAGCATCAACAAAAAAACGTTAGATGACATTATTCATAGACACCCTTGGTCAAAAATATATGAGGCAAAGAAATCAGTCCATAATGCAAAGATTATAGAAAAAGATAATAAAAACTTCATTAGCAACTTAAAGAAAAACTTATCGTCTTTTTTGAAAAGTCATTTCAACTCGAATCAGTACTATGTTGACATAGTCTCTGATGTTGCATTTAAAGATATTGATAAAACCGAAGTAAAACTCTTGGTTAAGACAATTGGGAACACATACGAAATAAAAGATTTAAAAGAATGCGGGGATAAGCTGGATCAATATCAAACGATAAAATATTTCATTCGGATATTTATCGACCGTTCTCTGAAAGATAGCTTTGACACCGAAATTATTAATAAAGTTGATGAAATTGTCAGCACAGAATGTCAGAAAAACGAAATAATTTGAAAGATATAAAATCAATCATATAAAAACGGCCACTGCAAATAGTGGCCCTTCAAAAAAAGGAAAAAATTAAATACTCATACGCAGGACAGAAAACACAAACATTGTACAAAAATTCTCATAACTATTTTAACTAGTAATAAAAATGGCAGCAAAGTGGCAGCAGACCTCAACGCTATGTGCCACTTTTCATCACTATTCGGTCTAAAGAAAACATAAAAATCATTAACTTACTGATTTTACTCACTTCGAATTGGAACTCATAATCGCTTGCTCGCTGGTTCAAACCCAGCAGGGGACCACCAAATTTAAACTATTAAATCAGCGAATGAAGACCACTATGAACCTCATTTTTAAAGCTACTGCATGAGTCTTTCAAAACCCCGATAGAACTAACATTGAAGAAGATCCAGACGGATAATCCACGCTTACAAACCATGCGCCAGTTGCATTCATGGTTTTCCTAGGCGAATAAGAGCTATAAAGAAGATGTTAGTTCTGTGGAATAGTCCTTCTCATTCAAGTACCTAATGAGACGCCGGATGAAGATATCAAGCCATTAATGAGTAGTAAGCTCCCAGCAATGCTGCGTAAACTCACTGCCATATCGAGCTATTAGTAGCGCTCATATCGATAGCAACCTCTGTATAGTCAGGAGTTTTAACTACTTTCCACTTTCCTATTTTATTTTTTTCTAACCTTTCATTTTTTATAAAATTTAATGATCTTTTCTACTGCATCATATTTTAGTAAAGCCACTCCCCCGCCTCAGCGGAATCAATCAGCATCTGAACAGTTAAAGGCTCAGGCTGATGATGATCGGTGCGCAAATATTTTGGCAAAATAGCGTTCGGCAAAAAAGGGATTCCTGTAGCCGGGAAATAGAGACGAAAATTAAATCGCTTCATATCAACACTAAATAGTTCAGCATATTCTTCAAAAAAATCAAAAGTCTCTTCAGGCAAAACGCAATTTTTACCTTTACTCAGGGATGCATCATCTGGCATTTCCCAAAAGTATTTCTTTATCAGACGATGAACATCTTCAACTTTACTCATAACCAGCCTTATCCTTTTTCACCTGTAATCAGCATATATCGATGAACAACATTGCGGGTAATAATCGAAAGATCATATGCAGTTAACACAGCGCCAATCCAGGGCACCCAACGTCCAACATATGCCCCGACACTTGTTGTATATACCCATTCACCGCGCAGCATTTTTTTCCATGTAATAGTACGACGTTTTTTCTGAAAACGCTGGCGAATAAGCATTCAGCTTGCGAGAGAAAGCGGGCTGGTTCCACGTGTGGTTTTTTGGGCATCCAGCTTACCTCTGACTGGAATCACAGGGAAGCTTGCCAGCATTGGCGCGACTGCAACCATATCAGCTATTCCACTAAAGTTTTTTTTGAACTCATCAAGTATAAGCCAAAACAGAAGCTCATCACCATCAACACTCATTCCATCAAAGAAGTATCTTCCATTTATTTACTGTGTCGTATCCATACCGTTTTCCTGACACAAATTAAGATAAATATCTTAATGCCTCTGTTTAGCTTGGTCCATACTGAATCATTTAACTGAGAAGATTAACTTAAACATACAAAAATGCTGTAAGCCATTGTGGAACTATAGTCTCAGCATTCTCCATCAGGCTTCTGTAGAGGATACTTTTGTGTTTAACGTTCATAAGGCCTATACATACTTTTTCTATTACGTAAGCGACGCTCTTAACCGAAGCAGTAATTAATCCCGGCAGCGGCTGCGACCTCCGTCACCCGTGCATAATTCGCTAATAAATATCCCGCTCATGATATGCATCAGCCTGGCTTTGATGGTCAGCTTTATAGTTTTATTGCTATCTTTGGCGACTACAAAGAAAGTCACAATCAGTATCACGGCATTGTTGTTTGATAGCTTAAATTACGGATCACACCCCATACCGATCATGCTTCTCCTTTTAGCTTATCCATCAGGTAAGCAACAAAGTAGGCAAGCATGAAGAACCCGAAGAAACCAACAATTTTCCACAGCCAGCCATCAAGTAAGAACAAAGAGAAAAATGCAGCAAATGAGAAAATCCCTGTTGAGATGGCTTCAAAAATATTTGCAGTTTGTATACCAATGAACTTACCGAATTTTAGAAGAAATGATTTTGCAGAGCTCATTTTGCATCCTTTCACATATTAATCACTGTCTCTTGATATGAATCAAATAGGATTTGAATGGCCACTCTAAGAGGAAATAGACCATATCCAGATTCATTCGAAAAACCTTTGAAGAGTCCATCAGAAATCTACTTTGCATCCGCCTTGATGAGACTTAAACCCCTTCAGTCTATCCTTGCACTATGAGAACCTTCAACAATAGCGAAGAACCAACTCTGACTTACCGCTTAACATCCTCAACTGTAACGACACGAGTGAATATTTTTTTAGCGATAAATTGGGTCAGGATAAATTGTGAACCCAATCCCTCCCCCAGTCTGCCAGCACCCTATCCCGGTTTACAATCGAGAGCTTGTTTACCTTCAGTATCGAACTTTGGGTAAAAACCGTTAATCACAACAGTAATCAGTTGCCGGATGGGTTCATGTCTGTCTGCAGTGACTTTCATTGATGGGTAATAAAAAATCCGCTGCAATGTTAGTTCCACTCAGCCAGACGTGCGAGCTCGTCATCAGCTGCAATGCTGATATCAACCGCATCCAGCAGCGGTGTGGTGGTCCGGTTTGCTTCATCGGTTACGACGGCCATTCTTTTGAGAGCATGAAGCACTGCATTTTCACCTTCCGGTACCTGGGTTACAGGTTCACCTCTCCTTTCCCTGCTTAACCTCACATTCTCTTACCCACCATTTTCCCTGTAAAAGACGCCACTCATCCTCATTCTGATAACCCGACTAATACCCCGGTGTCACTTTTTAACTCTGCAGAGGGTGTATCAGATTATTTTCATAAACCCGCTATATTTACGGATATGAACAAATGCAGTCCAGATGGGCCAATTGAAATCTGCACAACGTGTGCACTGAGGTCAGATCCACAATGCTGCAGATTAATTTATTGAACAGAAGAGTATGAATAGATTAGAGGTTTATCATGAAAAGTTCATCGAGTGCTGAACTCTGCTGCCGGGTAATTCGTGGAAGAACCATCATGCCGCTGAAGAAAGTTGCGTTGTATCAGGTCGAATTTGAAAATGGCAGATTTGCTGTGTTACGCATTAATAACCTTCT